AGATTGGATATTGCTACTTTTTCAACATTACTTAGTGTTAGTAATTGGGTGTTTAAATTAACAATATCTGCTGCTAAAGATTTATACGCTTTACCTCCAATCGTTGCCGAATCTTTTAACTTATTTAACGCAACTATCTGGCCTCTAATTGCATTAATACTATTTCTATTTGCACCAGCAAAATCTTTTACTTTTTTAGCAGCATTTAGAAAAGCGTTATCAGTTTTATTAGCTAATTTTGCAATCTGTTGAAGACCTTTACCTAGCTCCTGAACTTCTTCAAACCCTTTAATGCCTGTTTCAAGGATCAGTTTTCCAACTTGTCCAGCCATTACTTAGAGTCCTTGTTAAATTCTTTTAATGCTGCTGCTTCCATAACCTTGAGGTTCTCAAGCATTGCAACACGATTGTCTACATTGTATAGGTCAAACAAACCTCCCGCACACAATAAAACTTCATATTTCAAACCAACAAAACCACTCATGGAGACAGCCCATTGAGTTTGCATCCTTAAAAACATTAATACTGTCTCCCAATTCTGTTCCCACACAACACATCCTTTCTCTTTCTCTTTAGGCTTCTCAGGCAGTTTAATACCAAATATTTTGGCATCTTCATCTGCCTGTACTTCTGATTCGCTGCCACCCGAAGCCCAATAAAGAGCAGCATCAGTTAGTTTTTTTCGTCAGCCGTTGCATAAAAAGTTTGAAATGCTTTTACTACTCCTTGAACGAAATCAACATCTTCTGAAAAATCTTTTAAATTCTTTTGAGTAAAAAGAATTTCTTTGTCATCCTCATCTTTTATATCTGACCAGCCAACAATAATTGATTTTAAAGCTTCATAATCTTCCTTTTCCTGAAAATCATTTAACTCTTTTTTAGCTAATCGCTTAAATCGAATCGTAAATTTATGAGTTTCAAATTCACCAACAACTTCTTCTGAAGGTTTTCTGATTTCAACAGGCCAAGGATAAGCAGATACTTTTTTTCTAATAAAACTCATTAGATAAGAAATAGAGATACCTTGCCACTTTAACCATAAAAAAAGAGGGCGTAAGCCCCCTTTTCATTAAATCAACGCTGATTTACTTATATTGAAGCTCAAATTCATCGTTTCCAGCAGTTGTTGGACATGCGGTAAATGGAATATCAGCCATTACGATGCCATTTAACTCTGAGTAACTCACATCACCAATATCAACTTTGGTGGAAGTGAACTTAACGATGTTTCCTGCTGTATCACCATGAGTGAATTGCAAGTTACCTAGACTTTGATCTGACAAAGCAGCAGCAAAATAATCCTTAGTACCTGGCAATGGTGCTTCGATAGTGACGCTACCTGTTGTTTGTCTGTCTATCAAATGTACCTCTTTAGTTCCCCCGACAAGTTCCATATACTGAGTTTCTACTCCAGCATCGAAGGAGAAACTTTGCAACGCACCAGCGTAAGACAATAACTCAAATCCAGCAGTATTACCGTTCTTAAATACTAATGGTGTTGCTTGCGCTCCATAAGTAACAGAAGGTAGTGCAGCGTTGGCAGGAGCCACATATATGCCTTGGAAAGAGAAGTCGATTGTAGGAATTTCTCCAACAGTCGCTGAGATGCTAAATGTTCCTCGACAGCCTGTTGTCTTATGTAAGACACCATCTACGTTGTAATAAATAGTTGCTGACTCAAAAGAACCAGATACAGGTGCGTAAGTAACACTTGTATTAGCAGCGACTGTCTCGCTAAGACCACATGCCCTGAGTGCTTTGCCCACTCTAGGAGCCGTACCTGCTGCGGTTGATCCTGCAAGTTCTACGCTGAACGTACATTCAACCCTTGTATTAGCTAGTAACTGCCTTGAAGCACCCAGATAAGGTCTAATTAAATCTCTGGAGACAACATCACTTGCTTGAGGAGTTATCGACAGATCCCTTACCAGAATTGCGTCTGCTCCCGTTGGAGTTGGATCTGTTCCGTAACTGCTTTCCAGTTCCAGAAGAATTACTCGTTTCCTGTTCAGAAGTGCCATCGGCTATTCCCTCTAATGATGTTTGTGGAGAGGTGCGCTTTACGAGAGTGCGTTCACCTGTTTCTGGATCAAGCAGGTAGCTACCGCCTTCCCCTGGGTTTTCACCATTCATAATAAATGAAGTGGGTTGTTAGGTATCAACATATTATGTCGATAAGTTGTTATAAGCCGTTCTGTAGTCAATTTCATATTCACAGAAAATGACTCCAGCAGGCTGATCAGCATCAATTGCCTCAAATGTAGTAGTTGACGGCCTTATATCTAAAGCCAACCCTCCAACAGTCGGATCATTTAATATTTTTGTATGTAAACTTTCAATCGTTGCATCGGCAACACTATCAGGGATTTGGCCTCGAACAATTACAACAACTCTTATTCTTAAAGTCCAATCAATCTTTTCGTAAGTAGCAGAAGTAACTGTTGGCTGATCATTTATTGGCTCAATTACAATTGCTGGTGACTCATTCCTAGCTGTAGGAGTCACTCTCGTTCTATATATGCGAGTTCCGACCCCAGTAGTCCCTGCTAATTGCGTTTTTAATGCAGCTAAAATTTGTTCTCTTTTACTTGCCATTAGTCACCTCTATGTTTTGGTGAGAGACAAGATGCACAAAGCACCGTCATCTATCTTTCTAACGCTTCTAACTGTATATCCTGTCCCATTCACAGTAAGACTTCCATCAAAAGCAACTGCGCCTAAATCAGTTGTTTTAGCAATTAATTGATAGTCGGTGGTCATTACCACTCCATCAGCGACTATCTCATCGGGCTGTTCAAGAATCCCCTTGTATGTCGAACTTGAATAAACGACAGTATCTTGGAAATCCTCAAAGAAAATATCTAAATCTTCAGTAAAAGCCATAAGAAAAAGCCCCCTCGCAGACGTAAGGGGGCCATAAATAAATTAGCCGTACTTCTTCAAGCCAAAAGCATTTACAGAAAATGTAAATGATTGACCTGATGAACCGCCAATTGTGTACTTGATGCGAACATAACGTCTTGCATCATCTTTATTCACAGAAACTGCTTGAGCAGATGCTGTACCTGTTACCTGAGTAAAAGCAACAGCACCTGAAGCAATTGCAGCAAATGAAGAGTTATCAGCAGAATCTTCGATTGTTACATCGAGAGTTGGACTTGTACCAGCACCAGCAGCAGAATCTAAAACGAATACAACGTCACCGTCATAAACTCTTAAATCAATACCACTTGTTTGGCCTGTAGCAGTCCTTGCCGCTGTTGGATGACCTGCGATCAAATTTAATTTGCCGAGGTTCTGTTGAATAACTGACATTTAAGCTGTCTCCTTTTTAGGAGTAGAAGGTTTTTCTTTGGGGGCCGCAACCTTCTTTGCAGCAGGTGCAGCTTTTTTAACAGCAGGCTCAACAAATAGTTCAGCCTTGTTGCTGCTAAGTAACATTCGACCTACGTTTTCTTCAACTTCAAGCGTGGAGCCAGCCTTTTTAACAAGGCCAGCAACCATCACTCCTCTGATGAGTTTTACCTTCATCAATTTATGTTCCGAGACAGAAAGCAGTTGGCTGTTTAACACCGAAGTCCACATCTTGTAATGCAACTATTCTAATGCTTCCTGACTTAGACATTGCATAAGGATCAACAGTCAAATCAAGACCAGACCAAAACGCAGCTATTAACTGACTAAAGTCACCGAATAAGCAGTCGTTGTTTGTTAACTGGTTAGAAACAATTACTGGATAACCATTGATTTCATTGTTCGCAAAAACAAATTCACCTGATCCAGCATCTTTCTTAACGCTCTTCAATCCACCTCTAGCAGTCGCATTAACGATGTACTTAAGTGCGCCTTGATCAGCGTTAGCAACAGCAACGTCTGTTTCCATTGCAATCAACTCAGGGAAAGTACCAACACCAGTAACTGTTGCAGTACCAATACCAGTTGTATTTGTAATACCAGTTGGCTGGTTAGATGAACCTGAACCGTAGATAGCAGCAGTATCTAGAGCAAGAGCAATTTGCTTCGCAATATCATTACGAACCATTGTCTCA